TGCCGATCGTGCGAGCCGATCCAGATCGCGCAGCGGCGTTTCGTCGACAAAGACGTGCTGAAAGCGAAATATCCCGACTTCGCCGACGATATCGACCGCGCGCATCTGAAAGACCCGTCGTGGACAGTGCTGCAAAAGCTCGAGCCGAACCAGATCATTGTGATCGAAGCGTGGCATCTGAAGTCGCAGCGGCGCGTGGTCGCCATCGATACCGCGACGCTGACCGACGAGAAATATACGCGCGACTTTTTCCCGTTCGTCACCTTCCGCTGGGTGCAGCGCTTGACCGGCTTCTACGGTTGCGGGCTCGCCGAAGAGCTCGTCAGCTATCAGTTGGCCGTCAATCGCACGAACGACAACATTCATCTATCACACGCTTTGTTCGCCAATCAACGGCTCTTCGTGCACAAGTCCGATTTGCTCCTGACCAATAAGCTCGACGACGATCCGAGTAAGGCGATCCCCTATTCGTCGAAGCCGCCGATCCTGCCGACGTGGCAAGCCGTCAAGCCCGAGATCTATCAATACAAGGAGCAACTCAAAGCAGATGCGCAACGCTATTCCGGCATCCCGGATATGGCCGCGCGCAGCATGAAACCCGTCGGGCTCGATAGCGGCGCGGCGCTTCGTGAGTGGACCGATATCCAGGCGAGCCGCCTGACGACCCAGAAAGCCGAGATCGAGCGGCTAAAGATCTGCGCCGCGCGCATGATCATCGCCCTGGCTAAGGAGCTTTACGGGCGCAATCAAGACGTAACGGCTTTTTGGAATTCCCGGAACCTCGCCAAAAAAATCAAGTGGAGCGAAGTCGATCTCGACGAAGATATGTACGTACTTCGCATCGAGCCGGCGTCGGCTCTGTCGCGAACCCCGGCCGGTATGCGCCAGCTCGCCATCGAGCTCGCCAATACCGGCGCCTTGCAGCCGGAGGAGATTCTTCGACTGTGGGGGATCCCGGACGTCGAGCGGGCCCTCGACGTGGCCACCGCTGCGCTCGAGGATATCGAGGCCGAGATCGAGGATCTCTATGACGGGATCTGGCGGCCGCCGGAACCGTTCATGGATTTGCACATGGGTATCGCTCGAGTGCAGTCGGCGTATTTGATGGCCCGTCGCTCCGGCGCGCCGCCCGACATCCTCGACCTCTTGCAGATGTGGATGGTACGCGCGCAGCAACTTCTCCCGTCTGCGCAGGCCCCGCAGCAGGTCGGGATGGCGGCCGTGCCGTATCAAGCCGGCATCGGCGCGCCGGCCGGCCCGGTTGCCGGGCCACCGCCTGGCGCCGCTCCGGCCCCGCAGAATGCGCCGCCGCCGGCCCCGGCGCAAGCCGCCTAACGAGGAGTTTCTATCATGGCAGATGAAGCAGCGGCTCCGGCCGCAACGCCGACCCCTACGCCAACGCCGACCCGTTCGCATGTCGTCAGTAGCCTTATTGACGCCGCCGCGAAGTCCTTTCAGCCCGTCGAGGGAGCGGCGGCGCCGGCATCGGCTGCGACCCCCGAGCAAGCGCCGCCGCTCCCATCGACCCCCAACGCCCCGGCCACAGAAGCAGCGCTCGCCGCCGAGGACACCGCGTCGGCTTTGATTCGGCAGAAAAACCAACTGGCCGACGCGCGCAAAGCTTTGGACGTCGAGCGTTCCAAATGGCGTCAGGAGCAAGCCGAACACACGGCTCGCATCCAAGCCATGGAGAAAGCCTTCCAGGACTTCGAGGCTGACCCGGCCGCGTTCGCCAAAGCGCACGGCACGAAGCGCTCGCTCTTCGACCTAGCGCGGGATCTGTACATCGAAGATGCGCAGATCGACAAGCTCCCGCCGGAGCAAGCGGCGCCGATCAAGGCCGAGCGCGAGCTCATGCGGCTCCGGCGCGAGCAAGAGAAGATGATGGCCGAGCTCCAGCGCACGCAAATGGAGCAACGCCTTTCGATGTACCGCGGCCAGCTATCGGCCGGGCTTTCGTCGCTTGGCGACAGTACGCCGCTCGTCAAGGCTCTCGCCGCGACAAACCCGGGCATGGTCGTCGCGCAGATGGAACATATCGCCGGCGAGCTCGCGCTAAAGCGCCCCGAGCTCGGCCCGCAAACCGCCGGGCAACTGGCGCAGATCCTCGAGCCACAGCTTCACAAACAGCTCGAGGACACCAGCGAGCAATTTAAGTTTTTCTTTGAGAAAAAGTTCAAGCCGGTGCCGGCCGTGCCGCCCGCGAATCCCGCCGCGGCCGCGGTTAGCAAGACGCAAGCGGCGGCGCCGTCGCTTTCCAAAGACCTGACGCCGGCGACGCCGGCGCGCTCCGGCAAGCTGTCGCTCGAGGAGCGCATTGCGCTCGCGGCGCGTGCCCTCGATGGTCAAGCATGAGCCTCGTCGATCTCATCGGCTCGTTTGCGCCGCAAAGCGCCAATCCCCCGCTCGCGACCTATAACGGCCAGGCCTTTAGCGTCATGCGTACGAGTGCCGGAACCTACTTGCTCAAATTCTTTGAGCCGTTCGTCGAGCTCTGCGGCGGCTCGGCGCAAATCCAGCTGCACACACCGGTAAACGTCAAGGCCGTGATCGGCGACTTTACCCCGGCCAGCGACGGAGTGACCGCAAGCTTATTGATTTACAACATGTCGGCGACGATCCCGCAAGACATCGCGCCGGACCCACAGAATCGCATTCTGTTTCATTTGCTGCTGCGCAGCGATTAAGCGTTTAGACAATCTCAATGGGTCGCGGAATTAGGGAGGTTCCGCAATGGCGTCCGTAGGCCTGACCGAATATGCAAATATGCTTAAGATTTTGTACCCCGACGGTGAGGTACAAAATGCAGCCCTCCATGACACCGTCTTTGCCAAACGGGTTAACAAGGTTAACGACTTCTACGGCGATTCGATCAAGTGGCCCTTGCCATACGCCAACGGCGCGGGCCGGTCGGCCGTCTTTGCCACCGCGCAGTCAAACGCATCGGCGCCGCTCTATGCCGGTTGGCAGCTTCGGCGCAAGCGCGATTACGTCGTTTGGCAGATCGATCTCGAGACGCTGCACGCGTCAGAGAAAGATCGCGGGGCGTTTGCCGCGGCGCAAAAGAACCTCGCCGATATGCATCTCGCCGAGATTGGCCGCTCCTTCTCCGTCGGTCTTTACGGGTCGAGCGGCGGCGGCATCGGGCAGATCGCGGTCGGCGGCATCTCGTCGGCGACCGCGACGCTCACCTATCCGCACGACACGCGCAACTTTTACAAGGGCCAAAAGATCGACGTCAGCGCCGCCAATGATTCGACGGCGGCGGCGCGCGCCGGCTCGCCCCTGACGGTGCTTTCTGTCTCGTACGCCGCCGGCACCGTGACGTTTACCGCGGGCATTGTGGCTACCGTCGCCGGCGCCATTCCCGGCGATTACTTTATTCAGCAGGGCGATGAAGCGGCGAAAATCAGCGGGCTCTCCGGGTGGGTCCCGCTTGCGGCACCGTCGGCCACGACTTGGCAGGGCGTCGATCGCACCGCCGACCCCGAGCGGCTTGCGGGCTGGCGCGTGAACAATCCCAACGGCGATCCGGGCGAGAATCTCATTACCCTAGGCGAGTACGTCGCCATCGGCTCGCCGGGGCCGAACCAGATCGTGCTGATTAACCCGGCCAACTACGGAACGCTTCTTAAGTACCTTTCGTCGAAGATCATCTACCAGCGCACCGGGACGCAGGATTCTCAGGGCCGATTCATGATCGGCGGTACCGGCGTGGTCGTCGCCCTGTCGTCGGGCATTGCCGAGATCGTCGTCGATCCCGACTGCCCCGGCGGCGTGGGTTGGCTCCTCGACGAGGACACTTGGCAGTTTCACTCCTTGCGCGAAGTCCCGCACCTCGTCGCCGAGGATGGTCGCGATTCGCTGCGCGGTGCGACCAGCGACACGATCGAAGTCCGCGCCCGGTATTGGGGCGATTTGCTATGCACCAATCCGCACCGTAACGGCATCTTCGCGCTCAACGCCTAGGAGGATCCTATGTCCAAGATCCTTCAACCGCTCGCCGTCGCTGGCAACGATCTCATCATCCTTGCCGGCTCGTTTCTGCCGAACGGCGGCAGCCAACCGGTAACCACCGGCTTTACCAACAGTCAGGAATTCTTCTCGATCACCCGGACCGGCGCCGGCGCCTTCCTCATCAAATTCGTCGAGAGTTACGCGCAACTCGTGTCCAAGTGGGCCGATATCGCGCTGACGGGTGTCCTGGATCTCAAGCCGCAATGGGGCGCGTATACCGCCGCGACCTGGGCACCGTTCGTCAACGCCCAAATTGTGCTCAATATCCTAGCCGTCGCCACGCCGACGGACATCGCGGCCAATGCCGCGAACCGGGTGAGCTTCGGTTTCATCTTCCGCCGGACGTCGGTGCAGACGTGAGCAAGATCGCCAACCCGATTCTGGCCGTCGGGCACGATCTGGTTTTGGTGTGCGGGTCCTTTCGCCCGAACGGCAGCAGCAATCCGACGGTGATCATCCAAACGCAAGAGTGGTTCACCCTGGTTCGCACCAACGTCGGCATCTACACGATCACCTTCATGGAAGGTTACCCGAGCCTAATCGGGAAATGGGCCGATATCGCTATGTCGACGCCCACCGACCTCAAGCCGCAATGGGGCGCGTATACCGCCCCCGACCCGTCGACGGCTACCCGGGCTAGCATCGTGCTCAACATCTTGGCTCTCGCGGTTCCGACCGACATTGCCGCGAATGCCGCCAACGTCGTCTCGTTTGGCTTCCTCTTCCGCAAAACTAGCTACTAGGGGGCAACGATGGCCGACCCGAAGAAAGCGTTACTCATGGTGCTAGGCAAGCCCAAAGCTCCTGATGTTGGCGCGCCGCCGGTCGGCTCGCCCGACGAAGAGCCGGCGGACAAGGGCGACGACGGCGACGAGGGCGACGAGGGCAATGGTCAATACGACGACGATTTGAAAGTCGCCCTTACCGACTTCGCCGCGGCTCTCGGCGTGACCGTTCATGACCCCGACAAGGCGATCGAAGCCTTCAAGACCATGCACGACTTATGCAACCGCGCCGAGGAAGCCGAGGGAACGGGTGAGAGCTAGATGGCCCGGACCTATACCCTAGCGCAGATTCGCGATCGGGTTCGCGAGCTCGTCGACGCCGAGCAAATGCGCGCTTTATCCGATCTCGAGCTCAATAAGCGCATCTCGTCGTCGTACGCGCGCTATTACGCGAAGCTCGTGGCGCCGGGTCTCGGCTTCCCGCCGGAGACGACGCAGACGATAACCGCGCTTGCCGGGGTCGATACCTATACGCTGCCGAGCGATCATTTTTCGACGCAGCGGGTCGATTACTTCCAGGGATCGCTTTGGCATCCGCTTTGGGAGATCGATATCCGCGAGATCCACACGATACAGCTTGGTACCTATGGTGGGTATTCGCTTTGTTACCGCCTGGCCGGCGGCAATCTGATCCTCTATCCCGCGCCGATGGTCGGCGGCACCTATCGGCACATCTACATCGCGCCGCCGGCCGATCTCATCAATGACACCGATGTGCTCGACGGGGTTTGTGGTTGGGAGGAAGCCGTCGTCCTCGACGCCGCGATCCGTGCCGTCATGAAATGGGAAGGCGAGACGACGGATTTGCGGCTCGAACGCAAGGAGCTCGACGAGCGGATCGACGCCGAAGTTCAAATGCGGTCGCTCAATCGGGCGAAGCGGATCGTCTTGACCATGCGGCACCGCCGCGCCGGCTGGTACGGCGATGGCGATTACTACGGCCAGTTCGGGGCATGGGACCCGGCCGATTGGTGGCCTTGGCGATGACCGGCCGCATTGGGCAAACCATGCGCACGGCGCAGGCGGAGGTTCTCAAGGGTAGTCCGACCGCTACGTATTGGGATCAGCGGCGCGCCTGGGATCGCGAGGTCAAGGAAGCGCTGGAAGCGACGACCATCGACGGCGTTACCCTGACGCATGCGACGCTATCGAGCCCGACAATCGCCACGCCGACGATTACCTCGCCGACGATAACCGGCGGCACGCTAACCAGTCCGACGATCTCCGGCGCGTCACTGACCGGCGCGACGACGGCCGTAGCGCCGATCGTGGTCACGACGGCTGGCGCCAAGCTTCTGGACATGGACGGCGCCGCATTCAACTGCATGGACTGGCGCAACGCCAACGGTCTGGTTTTCAGTTTCGTCGTCGGGTGGGTGAACGGTGCGGCCGCCGGGAGCTCAATTAGCCGGCGGCTTATGGGAGGGATCCCGCTGCCGGTCGGCCAGACATTCTCGAAAGTCGTCTTCTATGTTCACGGCGATGCGGCCATCGTGATCACGGTGCAAGTCATCGTCCGCACAACCGCCGGTGTGATCACAAGCATCGCGTCGACGACCAGCGCACTCGCCGGCACGGATCAGACGCTGACCCTGACTTTCACCAGTCAGACGATCGGCGGAGCGGCAGGGAGCCATTACCTCGACGTCGATATGCCTCCGAACGCCGGTCAAACCCTGCGCATGTATAGTGCTGAGGTCTACGTGTAACGATGCCCGTCCCAACCGCACCGCTGCCCACCGTCGGCGTGACCATTGGCCCGACCTGGGCCAGCATGGTCAATACGGCGATCCTCGAGCTCCAAACCTTGGTCACAGGACTGGAGACGGCGCCGGATCCGACGACGGTCAAGAAGTCGGTTAACTATCAGGTGACGACGACGGACACGCGGCTGATTGCTTCGGGGGGCAGCGGCGCCTTGACCTTTACCTTGCCACTTTCCCCGGTGCAGGGTCAGCGGATCGAATTCGGCAATCACAATGCCGCCTTCAACCTGACCATCGCCAGGAACGGACAGACGATAAACAACGTCGCCGCCGATCTGACCCTGACGCAAGACAAGGGCTGCATCTTGTATTTTATCTCGGGTAGCGGCTGGTACACCCTCGGTCAGCTCTAATGCCAGGCCAAAGGCTGCAAGAGCCCTTTCAGTGGGCAAAGGTGCCGATCCCGTTCGTCGGCGGGGTTGATACGCGCACCGACCGCAAGATCGTCGCTGCGCCGAAGCTCGGGCTCCTTGAAAACGCCGTCTTTGTCACGCCGGGATCCTTGCGCAAGCGGTACGGCTATAAGATGCTTGCCAATCTCGCGCTCGATGTCTCCAATTGGTATTATTACGACCAGCCGATCACCAATGCGCATTTTCTCATGACCCGGCAGGATTCGCTGTGGATGCGGGGCGCGGTGGATGTGCATTCGTACTCGCCCGATCGGCAAAGATGGCAACGTGAGGCGCAAATCCCGGATGCTCGGGTGACCTATGGTAATCGGGTCTTTCCGTCGCAGAGCGCCGGAACGACGGCATACGCGGAAAACCCTGAGCGGGCGACGACCAACGGGATCACCCTTCTCGCGTTCGACAACCGTCTCGCGGGTGTCAATGCACAGATTACGCAAATTTTTACCGATGTCAATGGGACCGAGCTCGGCCGATCGACGGTAGCGGGGAGAATCCCGCGCGCCGCGGTGATCGATCAATATATCGTTTTGTTTTATCTCGATAGTACCTTCGGCAAGTTGTCGGCGATAATCTATGACACCAACACGTTTCACGCGGGGCGTCCGCTGACTGCTGTCAACGTCGTCAATATTGTGACCGACGTCAACACGATGGATGCGATTACCTACGACGTCGATGGTTCGCCGTTTAAGGATCGCATCCTCGTCGCGTATAACTCATCCGCGGCGACCAGCGTAAAGCTTTTCTACTTCAAGTCTGATGGAACCGTCGACCCGGGCGGCATCACAATCACCACGGCTTTCGCGCCGGCTTGCGTCGCGTGCGCGGCCGAGCCGTCGACGGGTAACGTGATGGTGGTCTGGTCGATGACCGGCACCAACCGGACCGACGGGCAGATGTTCAATTCGGTGTTCACGGGCCTTTTTGTCCAAACTTCCTTGGCGACGCCGACGGGAAATCCGGCTTTCGAAAATGTCGCTTGCGTTTTCCGCGATCCGACCATCGCCGAGATTTTCTCCGATCACTATGTCTTGGGCGGGTCGTGGATCGACTGGGCTTCGCTCACGACTGGCGGCAGCAAGACGCAATACGCGGCATGGGCGCGGGGCGACATGATCGCGTCCAAGCCATGGTCGGCAAATGGGTACGTGCATATCCTGGTCTACAAAGACGCCGAGAAGGTCGCTCTGCAAAAGACGATCTTTCATCTGGTGTCGAATACGATTACCTTCCCGTTGCCGTGCACGCTAGGCGCCTATTATCCGGCCGAAGCCATCGGCGTCGCTGCATTGGATCGGGTCAAGCCTTGCCGCGTCGATGTGGTCGACACGGTCGCATGGATAACCCCCATGCTGGCGAATGCCGCCTTTTTCGCCTATAGCGGCATGATCGGGATCGATTCTTCGGGGGTTACGCCTTGCTTTGGTGAGGCGGGAGATTCGACGTATTTCGTCGGCTCTAGCCTTTGGATGATTGATGGGACGTCGGTCACCGAAGCCGGCTTTCTCGAATTCCCGGAGATCGATAACCCGGCCGGCTTGGTGTCGACTTCGGCGAGCGGCGGAGGCCTCGTCGGCGGGCACTCCTATTCATACCGCGCGTATTACGAATGGTACTCGAACGCGGGCGAGCGGTATCAGTCGACGTGCGGCGCCGATGTGGTGGTCGCCTTGCCCGGCGGTAACGACACGATCCAGATCATTTGGCCATCTTTGCGGCGCACCAACAAAACCAACGTGACCTTGGCCGTCTATCGGACGCTCGCCGATGGGACGATCTTTCATCGGGTGGCGACGGCATTTAACGATCCCACGGTCGACACAATAACCGTAAGCGATGGCGTTTCTGATACCACCGCGTCGACTGCCGCGATCGATTATCGCTCGAGCTCGCCCCCCGAGCTCTCGAACATCGCACCGCCGCCGGGCAACGTGCTATGCATGGGCAACACGCGAGCGTTTCTCTCAGGGTGCGAAGACGTGAACCTCATCGTCGCGTCGAAGCTGCGCGGATTCGGCGAAGCGCTAAACTGGAATCCCGCGCTGCAGATCCGGCTACCGGAAGGCGATGGCCCGGTCACCGCGCTGGCGACCCTCGGCGATTCGGTCCTCGCCTTTCGCTTGAAGGCGATCTATATCATCGGCGGCGACGGCCCCGACAACGTGGGTCAGAACGGGTCGTTCATGCAGCCGCGCATCATTTCCCAAGATATCGGCTGCGTTGCTCCCAATGCGATCGTGCGGACGCCGAACGGCCTGATCTTCAAGAGCCTAAAGGGTCTGTATCTTCTCGGCGGCGACCTGTCGATAATCTACATCGGTGCGGATGTCGAGGGCTATAACTCGGTCGCGGTGACCGCCGCGGTCGCGATCCCCGATCGGCACGAAGCCCGGTTCACTCTTGCCGACGGGCATACGCTGCTTTTTGACTATCTTGCTCGGCAGTGGTCGGTGTTCACCGTCGGCGGCTTGCATGCCGTCTTGTGGCAAAACCGGCATACATATCTGCCGGATGCGACCGGCGGGGCGCGCGCCGAGACCATCGGCGCCTACCTCGACGACGGCGCGTCTTACGGATGGGCCCTCGAGACGGCATGGCTCCACGTCGGCGAAAACCAGAATCACCAGAGAGTGCGCAAGATCCAGCTCCTGGGCGAATGGATGGGAAATCACTCGGCGCTTGTCCGCATCGCCTACAATTACGAGCTGGCATGGAGCGATTCGATTTTCGTCGATGTCTCGGCGGTGATAAATGGCGAGCACTACGGCGACGACGTCGTTTATGGGGGGTATGTCTCGGGCGTCGGCGGCATCTACGGCGGCAACGTCGGAGCTGGCTCGCTCGGCTTGGTGTCGACGAGCGTTTACCAGATCAAACTGATGCCGCGGCGCATGCGCTGCATGTCGATCAAAGTTCGATGGGAGGAGCAAGCGCGCCGGGACCCGGCCGGAGCGATCTCCTATCCATGGCTCGAGGGAGCGCGGCTGAACGAGCTCGCTTTCGAGATCGGGCTTCGCGGCGGGCTTTGGTCGCCGGGCGTCGATCGGACGTTCGGCGGAGGGACTACCTAATGGCGTACGGCTTGTCAGACCCGCGGGTCGCTTCGCCGCAGATGACCCCGCAAACGGCTCCGCAAACAACTATCGTCGGTAGCAATCCTTCCGACAACCCAAAGACCTATCGCCCGGACGCCGGTCGAAGCATGACCGACGACGAGTATGCCACATGGCAAACTTCCCAACGGCAGTCGGCGACCGGTGATCCGCGCACCGCACCGGGCATCGGTCAACCGCAACCGATCTCGGATTCGCGAGCGTACGACGCTCAGGGACATTACCGACCCGGAACGGATCCGGCCGCACAAGCGCCGACGGCTCCGGCTGCTCCGGCTGCTGCCGCCGCTCCGCCGAGCGGCCCCGGATACACGCCGATTGACCCGTCGCTCTATGGCCTGCCGTACGGCGAGGATATCATGCGCGGGCTGCAGAGCCGCGTCGGCAATGTCCTCGGGCGCGATCCGACCACTGACCCATTCTACCAACGGCAATCGGCACTAGCCGATATGATGCAGCGCTACGCGACGGGTCAGGAATCCGTCTCGCAACTGCAGCTGCGCCAAGCTGCCGACGCCAACATCGCGCAACAGATGGCAATGGCCGCCAGCGCGCGCCCGGGACAGGCGCAATTGGCGGCCCTGACCGCGGCGCAAAACGCCGGCACCATCAATACCCAACTCGCCGGGCAATCGGCGCTTGCCGGGATCCAGGAGCGCGCCGCGGCCCAAAACGCCCTATCGGGGCTCCTCGGCACGACGCGAGGGCAGAATCTGCAGTTTGGGTCGCAACAGGATCAGGCCTTTCAGCAGGCGATGGCGCAAGGCCTGGCCACGTCGCAACTCATGCAGCAGGGCAACATGGGCTTTGCAGGGGCGAGCTCGGCGCAGGAGCTCGCGTATAAGCAATTGGCGCAGCAACTCCTTATCCAGCAAATGCAAATCGCCGCACAAAAGGGAAGCCCGCTCGATGCCGGTCTGAAAGCGGCCGGCGATGCGGTGACCTGGTACCTCACGCACGGCGGCGGCGGATCGGCTCCGACTTCGAATGTGTTGCCGGGCGGCGTCGGAAATACAGGCGCGCCCTACTAGAGAAAAACCATGAACGAAGATGAATGGCGCCGGGCCCTCTTTGGGTCGACGTACCAGCTTACGCCGCCGCCTATGCAGCTTGGCGCGGCTCTCGGCTTTCAACCGTTTCAGCCGTTCACGCCGGCACCGGCACCGCCGCCACCCACGCCTGAACCGGCGCCACCGGCTCCAATCGCCGATACCGGCGAGAAGAAGCCCGAGGACGCGGATAAAGGGCTTTCGGTCGGGACATCGCCGACGGCTCCGACCGGCGCGGTTAAGCAGCAGAATAGCGGTAGTGCCGCCGGTAAGGCAATCGGTGGCGCCGCCGGCGCCGGTATCGGCTTTGCCGTCGGTGGGCCCATCGGCGCCGGCATCGGCTCGACGCTCGGCAGCTGGCTCGGGAGTTTGTTCTAATGGCGCCGACTAACCAAGATCTTCTTCGCATCCTTTATCCGGGCGTCGTGCCGCCGGCGGGCCCCGCGCCACAACTGCAAACGCCACCGTTTGATCTCGGATCGCAACCGGGTTTTCAGCCGCCGGCGATCGACGTCGGTGCGCTCCAATCCCCGACGGGGATCAATATACCGCCGCCGCCCCCGCCGGCCATTTCCGACCTCTTGCCGCAACGGCCAGCGCCGACGCCGACGCCTATGCCGCTGCAACGGCCGGTGGCGCGCGCCGCGGCGCGTGGCATGGCGATACCGTCGCTCGGCCAGACACTGCAGATGATGGGGCAGGCGAGCGAAGAGGAGCGGGCCGGCATCCGCGCCGAAGCCGCAGCGAAAGCGGAGGGCATCCGGCGCGAGACCGAAGGAACGACCGCGGCAAATCTGGCCTATCGCGAGCAAATCCAGAAAGACCAAGCGATTGATCAAGAGGCCCGGGACCAAGCCCGCGCGCATATGAAAGACCTTTACGCCGAAGCGGATCAGATCGCCAACACGAAAGTCGATCCGAATCGGCTGGTCGCCAATCAGTCGACTTTGCAAAAGCTCCTCGGCGCCATCGCGATTGGCGTCGGCGGCTATGCGGGCGCGCGCACGCATACGACCAATACCGCATATGAGATCATGAACAAAGCCATCGACGACGATATCCGCGCGCAAGTCGAAGATCTTTCAAACCGGCGCGCCGGCCTCAGCGCCAAAAATACGCTCCTGCAGCAGCAAATCGCCCTAGGTCGCGACGACGCCGAAGCGCGGCATCTGACGCGCGTCGCGCTTTGGAATCTGCAGATCAATGAAGCTAAGAACTACGCGGCAGCGACGGGCTCGCCGGAGGCCATGGCCAAAGCCCAGCAACTAGAGGCGCAAGCAAAAGGCAACCTCGCCAAGGAAGCGCAAACGCTTTACAACCAGGATCACGCGAATCGGGTCGCCGATATCCATGCGCAGGCGGCGGCGGCGGGGGTCGGTCTGGAACAGAGGAAATTCGAGCTCACGAAGCGGATATACGAGGAAGCCGAGCCGAAGCGCGCCGCCGAGCTCGAAGATATCCAGGCGCAAGCCAAGGAGCGGCTCGCCGCGGCGCAAGCCAAAGCAGCTGGTAAGGGTGCGGGCGCGGGCGCCGAGCCGACGGATCCTCTTACCGTTCTCGGTGCCACGCTACCCAATGGCATGCCGGCGCGGCACGGAGAAAAGACGGTCGTCGAAAAGGCAAATATTGAACTCGCGCACCACCAAGATGTCATTGATGCCACAAAGAGAGTCGAAATGGCTCGCCGAATTTATGACAGCATGCCGGCCTCGCGCGAAAATTGGGAACGTCTCAAGAATGCCGGCGGAAATCTGGTGAAAGCCCTGCGCATCCAGATGGCCGTCAAGGGTCTTTCAAGCGAGGTCTACAAAGACATCATTGATCCAATCATGGCCGATCCTACCAGTCTCATTCATTCCGATGAGATTGCATGGCAATCATTGCGCGAAGAGCAAGAGAGAGAAGCCAATAATTACTTGCATCACAACATCAATCGCAATGCGACCTGGGTGCCGGAGCCAACGAAGGAAGAAAAAGATGCGCAAGACTTTCTCCAGTCGCAGGAGGAAGCCGCCAAGGAATCGGCGAAAGCGCAGGGTAAAGCCATGACCGGTGCCATCGCGCCGACGCGGTCGACCGGACGGGCCTTGCCTCCGCCGCCGCCGGCGGAGAGTGGGCTTGGCGTTGGGCCGCTCACGAGCCCGTTTATGACCCCGTCAATGTGGATGGGCCGATGAGCGATCCCGTTCCCGCTCCCGCCCCCGCTTCCGATCCTGTTCCCGTCGATCAAGACGAGCTCGTCCAAGGTGGCGGTCAAGTCAATATGGTCGGCCCCGGCGGCTGGCGCGGCACCGTGCCGGCTGGCGCCGTCGCCAACCTTATCGCAAAGGGATTCCGCCCGGAGACCCGCGAGGAAGTCGACGAGCGCGCCAAGCAGCAGGCCTACGGCGATAAGCCAGGTCGCGCCTTCCTCGAAGGTGTCGCGCGCAGCGGCACATTCGGGCTTTCCGATGTCTACCTCGGCCGCGATCCGGGCGTCGCCGAGCGCGCCGCGCGGAATCCCGTCTCCAAGGTCGGCGAGATCGTCGGTGCAGCCGGTGGGCTCGGTTTAACCGGCGTCGGCTCACTGGCCGAACGGGCCGGCGTTGCCGCATTCAGCGGGCCCGGGATCCTGGCGCGCGCCGGCGCCGCTGCCGTACGGACTGGTCTTGAGGGTGGCGCGATCGGCGTCGGTCAGACGATCTCGGATGTAGCCCTTTCGAAAGACCCGATGACCGCGGAGACCATCGCCGCGCATTTGGGCAAAAACGTGCTCGCCGGGGCCGGTACGGGCGCGCTTTTGGGCGGAGGGCTATCTCTGGCCGGGTCGGCAATCGGCGGCGCCATAAACAAAGCCGGCCGCGCGCTGACGAAAGCCGGCGATGCGATATCGGATGAGCTACAGACGGGATCGCAGGGGATCACGCCGGGCCACGAAGACCTCGCGAAAATGGATCTCCCGCAAGCCGAAGCCGCGCGCAAGGTCGCCGCCGATGAATTCCAATCGGCGAAAGCGACTAGATCGACGGAGATCGCCGACAAGCTCGCCGATCTCCACGAAGACACGCGCCAAGATTATTTCCGTTTGCGCAAAACCCTCGTCGAGGGGACCGATGCCTGGAAAGCCGCCGGCAAGCCGGCCAGCACCCTCGAGCATCTCGCGGGCGACCCGGAAGGGTTGGCGGAAGATCTAGCCAACGGCAACACGAAGAAAACGCTCGAGACCCTCCGGCGGCTTAAAACCCAAGTCGAAAATATCGACGAGAAGCTCCCGAAGAATCTGCTCTCCGATCCCAACGGAAGCTTTCAGGCGGCGCGCACCGCCGAGCTCTCCGGCCGCGCGGCGTCGATGTCCGAGAAGATCGGCGCGCTCGAAGATGAGATCGGCCAGCTGCAGAGCATGAAGTCCGAGCGGCTCGATGCCATCGATACGCGGATCGATGCCCTGAAAGAGCCGCCGGCGAAAACCCCCATGCTCGATCGGATGTCCAAAACCATCGGGCTCGCCGCCGGTCATATGGTTTTGCCCGGCGGTATCGGCGCTTGGCTCGGCCGCGAAGCCGCCGATAGCACGATCAAGCCGGTCTTACAAAAGATCCTCGGGGCGTTTGCCGATAGCACGACCAGCATCGCCGACAATGCGGCCAATCTTCTAACGCAACTCAAGCCGCCGGCGTCGGCCATGTCGGCGCTTTCCGACGTGGCGACCGCCGCCGGCGTCGAGGGTGTTCATGGTTTGCTCAAAACCGCCAAGGGTGGCAAAGCCCCGAGCGATTACGAAACGGTCACGAGCTCGATCCAGAGAGCCGCCGCCGATCCGCAAGGCACGCAAGCCCGGCTCGCCCAGGAACTCCAAGCCCTCGCCGCGTACAACCCCGAACTCGCCAAGCAGGTCACCAATCAGTGGCAACTGTCGATTAGTTTTCTCAACTCGAAGATCCCGCCGACGATGACCATGGGCATCAACGGCAAAGAGATCCCGCCGTCGGATTCGCAGAAACAGAGCTTCGGCCGCTACGTCGCCGCGGCCAATGATCCGCTCCGCCTGCTTAAGGAGATCCGCTCCGGGACTCTCATGCCCGAGACCGTCGAGACGGCGAAGGCTCTCCACCCGGAAACCACCAATCGGATCGAACAGGCTTTGATGGATAAGCTTTCCGACCCGGGCGTCGCGCAAAAGCTTTCGTATCCGATGCGACTGACCCTTTCGACGTTCGTCGGCCCGGACGTCGACGCGACGACCAAACCGGCGTTCGTCGCCGCCATGCAAGCGCCCTATGCCGCGCCGCCGCCGAAGCCGCCGGCGCCGAAGATCAAATCGCCCGCTCCTCAGACGGTGGGCAAGATCGATCCGCCCACCGGAAGCCAGCGCCTAACCATGAAATAGGAGGGCAGCATGCCCCCATTCCGCGCCTATTCGTTGCCGATCGCGATTCGGCAAACGGCGGCGACTGCCGCCAATGCTGTCCCCTGGGCGATGCTCTTGCCGTCGACGGCGAGGCGAGCCATCGTCATGCGTCGCCTGATTGCCAATGTCATGTTTGACGGCACCGCCGCCGCCAGTCAGAGCGCCTATCAGCTGAAACGCTTCCGTTCCACGACGCCGTCCGGCGGCACGGCGCTAACGCCCATACCGCACAACCTTCTCGATAAAGGCGCGACGGGCGTCAGCAATGCGAGCGTGGTGACGGCGTCGTTTCTGGACACGGGTCTGACCGTCGCTGGCATTGCCGTCGATGGGCCGATCATGAGCCTAGGCGGCGCCCGGCAAGTGAGCTCGACGGCGTTTTACGATATCGCCTTCGAGACGCTGGAGACCGGCGCGAGCGGCCGGGCGCTCACCATTGATCCTGGGGATGGCTTGTGCCTTGCGCTCGGCGTCGTCGCGGTGGTCGGCGACGGGATCCAAGGCTGGGTTTCCTGGGACGAGGCGATAGTGTGACCTATGACAATTCCTCTTACGGTGCTATTTGTCCTCGCGCTTCTGGCGATCATCTTTGCGGCGGCGTCGGCGGCCGGCAAGGTCCCGCTCTGGTGTGCGGTCATTCTCCTTTGCTTGATCGAGCTCCTGCGCGCCTTGCCTTTCAAGTAGTCGCCTCGCCTTTATCTCGGCCCATATCCAGCGCGCCATCGTGTCGATGAAGCGTTTACGATCGTTCGATGACATCGGCTTTCCGCGCGCGGATGCGCTCGGCCATTTCGAGTAGCTGGCTGCCATCGTCGAGCGCACCCTCGACAGTGGCCGTACGGTATGAGCGCTCCGCGCGTTGCCGTAGTCGCTCCGCTTCATCGTCGAGAAGCTTTGCCGTCTCATCAAACGCATCGGCGCGACCCGCTCGATACCCGTCCTCATAGGCTTCGTTGCAATCCCCCCATAGTGGCCTATTCTCGGTCATGGTTTCCCTCTAGCGCAACGCTCGAGATATTGCGGTCAGGCCAAAATACGCGGCACGATAGGCGGCATCGCGCCAGCGCAATTCTTCTGGGGTTTGTCTCGGCGGCGGCAGCGTGGTCATATAGATCACCGACGACGAGCTGACCATTGATGCTGTTGTCATACGGATATTTGCTGAGCCGCTGTAGTAGATGCTCATTTGTCATCGGTCCGCTTAAAATCGATCTCGGCGTCGTAGACGCGCAGAAACTTGGCGGCGTGCGCCAAGGCTTCGATAGCCGTCGGTGCCGTGATGATGCGAGCATTGTTCGCCAAGAATTCATTCTCCTGACGCCGCAAGCGAATATGTTCCCGCCTCGCATCGATAACCACTTGCCATTCATATGTGGCCGTCGAGCCGGGCGAGCGCAGCGAGAAAAACAACCGGTGCTTTAGCACGTAGTTCAGATCATCGATCGTCATGGTTTCTCCTTTACATTTCGATGTACTCTTTGTCCACATCACCGTCCGGCCGGCGCCGGCCGCTCGTCGGATGGCGGGTCCATCCTCGCGGTTCATCCTCGGCAACCGGATCCCACCTCTCGGCCTCGCGCACGGCAAGGCTCGGAATCTCGTATCACCAGCCGTCGTTATAGGTCCAGATATCGCGGCCGATCGTCAGACGCGCTCGCCCAAAGGTCAGCCGGATCACGGCGATGATGCGACCGTCGGGAATGACCCGCGTATAAAGGGTTTCCGAAATCATTGCTTCGGCTGCCTCGCCAATTTAAGGATGTATTCCAGCGAAACGTTTTGCGTGTGCGCGAGAACACGCCGGGCCGATTCGCGGTAGGGCAACCCATCATCCGGGTCGACCTGGCCGCCGCAGCAAGTGCACCGACCTTGGACGTGCGCGATGCCGCCGAGGACCGCCCGCAAGTGACATTCCCGATGTGCCGGGCGAATAGCGGCGGCGTGGGCGGCGTAGATGTGCACGACCATCGCGCCCTGCTCGCCGGCGACGATCGGCTCGCGGCAATAAAGGCATGGCTCGCCGACTGGCGTCGCCACCTGCACGGCATCGTCCAGCATCGGCGCGTCCCATCGATCGCCGAAGTATTGGACCCGCATGACTAACTCGCTGCGACCCATGTTAGCTCCTTCCCCTCAATCAGATCGCGAAGCATATTGACCGGCATCCTCGACGCCGGCCGTATCGCCGGCCGCCTCGGACTTGTCGGGATCCGTATCATTTGAACCGTATGCCACGATACCCGATTGTCCAATGTTTGAAGAATGACCCGCCGCGCTTGGCTGCGCGCGCGCGGCGATAGTTTTCGTAAATCGGGGAGCTCGCGAATCCAAGCCACTTCCTCGTCGCTGAGCTTGCCCGGCGAATTCATCCGACCGGCAGTGGACGGATCGAACATGTCGACATGCCGGACACATCCCACTTGCGCGCAAACGCGTAGGATGATCATGCCGTCGGGAATGGTCTCGATCGCTTCGCGCAAGAGATAAGCCGCATGAGCCGGCGCCACCCGGCGCGAGCTCTTGCCCCCGAGGCGAAATTGCCGGCCGCCAGTCCAGATCAAATGGTCGCGAAGCTCGCGGCAGTGAGCGAAGAAGCGCTCCTTGAACGTTCCCCTCATGGATGCCTAGGACGCTCCCCGCATCGCTTGCATCGCCTGCTGCATGCCGGCGATGCATTCGTCGGCGTCGGCGTCGGCATCCTTCGCCGCCGTCTCGGCGGAAGCTACGGCGGCTTTGGCTTCGGCCAGGCGGGCCCGTGCCGTCTCGGCGGCGGCAAGGGCTTTCTCGAGCCGGGCGCCGAGCTCGGATAGCGTCGAAGGCTTCGCCGGCTTGTCCTCGGGCTTGCGCGCGACTTTGGCTGCAACTTTGGTCGGAACTTTGGCCGGCTCTGGCTTTTGCTCGCGTTTTCGCCAGGCGCGCTTGAGCTCGGCGCGGCACTCGCGGCAATAGACGGCGCGGCCGTCGCCGTGTGCAACATCTTTGTTGAATGCGCTTAGTGGCTTCGTCTCTTGGCAACGGGCGCACTTCTTCGTCGCTTCATCGCTCTTGACGTCGCTCTTGACGTCTATCAAAAACTTGGCGATCGACGGATAGCGTTTGATCAGGCGCTTGCGATGCTCGTCGCGCATGGGCATACCGCGCCCTTGCTCCCAATAACCATAAGTGATCGGGTGGATCCCGATCTCCTTGGCGATCTGGACTTGCGTTTTCCCCTCCTCGGCCCGCGCCGCGGCTAGGGCTTTGCCGAAAGTGTTCGACGACATGGGCGATCCTTTCTTGGCTTTGCGCTCGGCGGCGTCAGCGTCGGCTTCGGCGGCGTCGGCGTCGGCCTCACTCACTTCATCGGGGAGCGGATGCCAGGATTCGGGACGGGCGACCGGAACGTAAGGCGCCGCCGGTTCGGGTGGCTTGTCGGGTGGCGCGGCATCGAGGTTCGGCAGCGGTAGCGATTCCGGCTCGACGGATGGCTCCGGCATTGGCTTCGGGGCCGAAGGCTCGACGGGGGTCAAGACCGTGGCGATGACCTTCTCGTTTGCCGATGGGAGCTTCGGGATCAGATGCCAGTAACTCTCGATCTTGCGGAGCCCGCATTTTTGCAGACGAATGCGATCCTGACCGATGGGGAAAGAGTTACCATCCTCCCAACTGCGCACCGCCGCGACGTTGCGGCCAACGCGATCGGCCAGATCCCGGAGCGAAAGCTTTCGCTCCATGCGCAAGGCGCGAAGGACGTCGCCAAAACTGGCCGTTGTCATCGGAACGCCCCGAGGATCTTTTGCGCGATGGAACCGGTAAGCTCCTCTTGCACCTTGCTAAAGGCGTCGGAGATGATGCCGCGGCTTATGCTGAGGATTTGCTTTTGTAGGTCGGGGTTAGTCGTGAGCTCGTCGAGTACCGTCGAGATCGCCAGCTCGTGTAAGCATTTCTGAAATCCTCGATCGGCGGCGAGCGTTCGAGCGATTTGCTCCGCTCGCGGAATCATTCGGTCCCGGATCACCTGCATGACGACGGGCTTGACTTCCTCGACGCTGGACTCCGTCATCTGGCGAACGACCTTGTCCCAAACTTCGTCGGTGACTTCGGCGGCATTCAGAGCAATTGGAGTTAGGACACTAACCGAATCCCCCATGATAACCTCCCCGTGAAAAGTTTTGTGAAGTTGCGGTTTCGTAAATTCTGCTTTACACCCACCGTCGAGCCGGCACAAGCAAATCCGGTTGAACCGTTGAACTGCCGGCCGGCCGGCATGGACACTACATCCCTACCTTTGTCAGGACCCTGTCACTTCCTCCCCTTAAGCTCCTCGGTGAAACTACGGATGAGCTCGCTCAGCTGCCGGCTAATGGCGGTGCCACTTCCCGAGCGCTTGTCGACGTGCTTGCGCATCTCCTCGCCAATGAGGATCCAGATCTTGATCAAGTTGGCTGGGGAAATGGGCCCGAGACCCTTGTCGTCGGCGATCGTGGCGAGAAACTCCCTCGCGAAGTCTGCTTTCTCATCCTCGAGGAAGCGCATTGCAAAAAGCACAATCGCGTCACAGGTTCCCGTTTGCACGGTCTGGTACGGGTCGCGAATGGTTACCCGATACCCGAGACGACCCTCGCGCTTGCTCATCGGCCGCGCGCTCGACGGACGAGCGCAATTAGTGCGGCGTGCTCGGGATCCTCCGGGGAGCCGCCGTAGGTCTTGATTAGGCGCTGCACAACCTTGGCGCGCGATATTTCCAACGAGGCTGCAACCGAATCGATGATCGCATTGGTCGCATGATCTAAACGAAAATTGGACGCCTTCAACGCGGGCATGTTCGCCCCCGTAACACAAACGGCATCGGAGCGCAACCTAGGCGGCTACCAGCGAGGGCGATTTTTAGGGGGAGGCTACTGCAGAACGGTGGCGCAGATCGCGGGCAGGGTCACAATAACGGTCGAGCAACTCTCGACGGCGATCGCGTTTGAGCACACGTCGACATCGGCGGTCGTGACGTCGCCGGCCGGCAGCACGTTGCAGTTGCCCGCGTCGCCGCAACAGCTCGCGTAGAAGGTCGATCGACACTGCTGACTGTCCGCCGTCGTCGTGATAATTCCGCAGACGGTGGCGCGGCCGCAAATCGCCGAGCCGATGATCGCGCACGTTTCACCGATCGTGACCCGCGGCGGGGGAGAACCGCCGCCACAGGCGGCGAGGATGAACGCGATTAATGCAAGTTTTTTCATGATGACTCCTTAAGAAAAGTTAAATGCGCTCGGCCGGTAGGTCGGCGATCGTTTCACGGACGAGAACGTCCGGCGCGCCGAGATCAGCGGCCACGCCACGGATCGCGTCAACGATATCCTCGACGCCTGCTAGCAGATCGGCACGCTGCAGGAGCCGGCCGGCGCGCGCGTCCCGCTCGCCCTCCCAGCGGGTTTGATAGGTCCCATAGACGATCGTGCGCCCGTCGCTGTGCTGCCTTACCTTGAGGGAATAGCGGCGGTTCCAATCGCGCTCGATCTTGGAGTCCCACCACGACCCGCTCGCGATCACGGGCCATGCGTCTTCATCGATCTCGACGGGTGGGCGGTTGGTGAGGGTGATGGTGCGGGTCTTTTTGTCGTCGCTGTTATGGTCGGTCATGAGGTTTTTCCTTTTTTGGGGGTTGGTTGCGCATGCAAGACGCGCGTGAGATGCGAGATTTTCGAACGGTCGCCCGAGGCCAGAGTACGGATGATCACGCGGATCGCCGCCGAGCGGGGGATACCCCCGAGCTCGGCTTGCGCGCGCGCTATCAGATCTAGGGTATGCTCGTCAAGCCGAATCGTCATATGCTCGCTCAGACGATTGAGGCGACGGGTCCACTTCGGCACATCGTTAATGTAACACAAGCGATACCGGTTGTGCTACGACCGGGCGCATGATCCCGTCCGATCTTTAGACGCAGTCGACGGTAGGACGATGCCGCTCGCCGCATCCAATGCAGATGGGCGGCTCGATTGGGATCGAAACCTTAATGATCGGGCCGTTGGCTAGTTGCCCCGATGGATCGACTGGTGACAGAGAGTTAGTGCTCCGGGGCAAAGGCAAGCCGACCAATTCGACGTTTCCATCGTGCAAGAGGGTGACGAGTTTGCCCCCGCGGAGCGTCGCCAAGAGCCGCAAGAACGCCTGCCGATCGGCTGCGCAGGTCACGGCGCGGTACTTGGCCCGAAGCCCTGCTAGACCTTCCCGGTAGGCGCTGGCGTTGGCCAGGGCGAGCTCGGCGGACGCGAGCTCGGCGCCCAGCACCGCCCGGTCCTCCACAAGCCGCTTGCGGGTTGCGTGCAAATCGGCCATCGTCTCGGCATACACTTGGTCGGGTAGGTCGGCCGTTTGCGCGCGCACCATGCGCCGGTCGATCGCGCCGATCGCGGCATCGGCGGATGCCAGTTGCTCCTTGACCGCCGCGATCCTTGCCTCGCCCTCCCCAGCGATCGCGAGGGTCGCACCTTGTTCCGTGTCTCCGATCCTGTCCTCCTCGAGCCACGCGCCGACGGCCGACCAGACCAGGGCGTCAAGCTCTTCGATCCGGTGCCCCTTGGTCCCGCACGACGTCGATCCGATCCGGCGGAGCGCTACGCGGCGCGCGCGCGCCTTGCTTGTGTCGCCCTTGCGTGTCTCGCATTCGTAATACCTGTACGTGACCCGGTTCCCGTCGGTCGGCGCCCGGCCGCCGAACTTGCCCGGACGCTTGCGCGTGATCGTATTGGTTTTGACTCTACCGTCGCCGCCGCACTCGCATCGGATGATTCCTTCGAGTAGCGTCGACTGCCGGGCGCGCGGCGCGATCTGGATCCGGCGCTCTTTGATCGCATCTAGCCGCGCCTGGACCCGATGCCATAGATCGGGCGGCACGATCACGGGGCATGGGCCCGTCTTGCCGCGCGCCTTGTCCAGGATCGCTTCGCCGCGGTAGGCGGGATTCCGCAAAAGCGTCGTCAGTCGGCCGCGCCAAGATCCGACGATCGTCCGACCGGCACGCGGGCCGGTCAACCGAATATGGCCGGCAAGACCCGTCGGGATCCCCTCGGCGTCAAGGCTGCGCTCGATTGAGTAGCAGGATTCCCCTGCATCAATCCGCTGGGCGGCGTCGAGGATGATCGCCGCCCGCTGCAGATCGACATCCCATGCACCCTTGACGGTCTTAAGACCGTACACCGGCTGACCAGCGGCGCGCCGACCGGCATCGATCACCCGGCGCCGACCCTCTGCGAAATTGCGCGCTCGCTCGGCTTGGTCGGCGGCGGCGATCGACAAAAAGATCGACACCTGCAAATCGCCGTGACGGCTATCGAGGTCGAATAGCTGTCCCTGCGCCGACACGGCCAGCTTGACTTTCGCTCGCTGCAACGGCCCGATGATCGCGGCCCGCTCGCTCCAGTCTGGTGTACGCGTCAGTCGGGTGAAGGACCGGATCAAGACGATATCGAATTCTCCGGCAGCGGCGTCGGCAAGCAGGCGCTTAAATCCATCGCGGGCGTCGAGATCGTGCGACGCCGACTTGCCATTATCCTCGTAGTGCTCGACGGGCCGCACGAGCTCCCAGCCCTCGTGTGCCTTGGTTGCCGCGTACTCGGGCAGCGAGATCCGCTGCGCCGCGATCGTGTCGGCCTTTGCTTGCGCCCCCGAGCTCACTCGGGGATAACAGACAACCCTCAATTTTTCAGGTAGTTTCATGCGGATAAACCTCCATAAACACGAGTTTATCCGGCTTCAACTTAAATTGAAATTGAAATTGGTTCGGTCAACCCTGCTTATTTTTCCCGTTTAATTCTGCATGGATGCGCTTCAAGACCTGGGAAATCAGGCGCACGAGAGCGGCGTGCGCTTCGGGGTTGGTGTCCACAAGCCGGCTGAGCTCGGCGCGGATGCGGCGGTGCGCTTCGGCGACTTCGGCGGGGTCCGGCGGCTCCTCGTCCTTCCTCATTTGACGACCATCGCTCCGCAGTAGCGGCATAACTTGCCGCCGCGGATCGGCTGCAGCGCCATGCGCCGCCGACATCTTGGACACTGGCGCTCGACGGCGGCTTTGTGTACGGCGGCGCTGATCTTGCGCTTGATTTCCTGGGCGCGCTCGTCGTCGGTCATCAGAAGCCCTCGCCCTCGTCTTCATCCTCAAGCCCGGCTTTCGCCGCGGCCACCTCGGCCCGTTGCTCATCCTCTAAGTGGTTACTTAGGGCAATGCAGGTTTGCAACGCCAGGCGCGCGGCTTCATCCGGTACCTGATCCAGCGGATACCCCCGCACGATCAAGCCGCACAAGGCCTGGCCCGTAAAATAGAGAATCGGTTGCAGATGCGGCCGCTCGGTCACGAGGAAACCACCCGAAGATAGGCCAGAGATACGACCCCGTCGACGGCGCGCAGAAAGTCATTCGGGGCATTCGGACAATCTTCCTCGGCGACCGTCGTATCGTCGTCGATGTGCTTGCAAGAGATGCGCGCGCGCGTGAGCGACGGGAAAACTTCGAAGCCGTAGCCGAGCTCGGCGAGCCTTTCCGCCATGCGCTCGATCTCGTCGGGGCGCGCGTACACGTTAAACGGATGCCTACAGCCGACCCCCTGACATACCTGCACCATTCTAATCATTGGATGCTCTCCTCTCCCTCGTCGCCCTCGGCCAGCGCCGGAATCTCCTTCTTCAAATGCTCGTCAACCCGGGTCTGTTTCCTAAATTCCACGCCGCCGGCGTCGTGAATCACTTCCATGACATCATTGAAAAGCCGGGTCGCGCCCCGCGGCGGCGCCACCTTGGCCAGCGCCCGCTTGATCGCCGCCTTCGAGGTCTGAAACGTACAGGCGTTATCGGCCACGTCCCGCGCCTGCTCGATCTCTTTGCCCCGCCCGTCGAGGAAAGCCACGATCTCTTTGTGCGCGATCTTGCCGTCGATCACCGGCCGCATGATCGTGCGTTCGCCGTACTCCAACCCATCACCAAGATCGACGGGCCCGACTTCCCGGACATACGCATGGATCTCGGCTTCAATCCGGCCGAGCTCTTTCTTTGCCGCCCGGAGCCGCAAAAGCGCCTGGCGCCATTCGACCCGAGATACCAGCCCACGAATCCGGCTCGCGCCATCTTCCGGCGCGATCGCAAATTCCCGAACTAGGGCGACCTTCGCCGGGCATCCGGCGCGCGCCGGGCAATGCTCGCACCATGGGCCCTCATGCAGCCGCGGCGTCTTGCCGGCGGCTACCTCGGCTCGCGCTTCCTCGACGGACTTAACCGCTTGCCGTAGCCGATACAGGGCAAAATCTAGCTCAAAATCGTCGAGCGAAGCCTCGTCGAAATAGCCGCTATTGTCCTCGCGCCGAATGAGCAGCCGCACCCGGGCGCGCTTCGTGCCGTACGCGCGCGCCGCGGCTACCGCCAGTCCCGTCACCTGCAAATTATCGGCGGCTCTCGTCAGGTGACTGTGACCGGTCTTGAGGTCATCGACGTAAACGCCATCCGAGGAAATGGCCACAAAATCGGCGGCCCCAACGATCTCATTTTCCCTTGCACCGGCTTCGTCGTACTTGCGCTCTAGATCCCGGCCGAGCTCGCGGGCTTTTCCGGTTATCGGGTCTAGCGCATAGGCCACCTCGGCGGCGAATTCCCCGGCTTGCGGCAAACCCCAAAGATCGTAGCTTTCAAGGAGCCGGCGCATATGCTCGGGCTCGAGCTCCAGCGCTTCTTCTCGGCCCATCGATAGTGCCCGCATGACGTACGCGTGAAGGATCGTCCCGAGGCGCGCGTAGATCGACGTCGACGGGATTTGCTCTAGCGCCTGCGAGCCGGGGCATTGCTCGGCCCGCTCGGCGGTCGAGAAAGTAAAGGCCCGCATTAGCGCTTGCCCAAAAGCTCGAGGGCGAGCTCGAGATCGATCTTGCCGGCGCGATAGCGCTCCAGAATGACCGCCGTATCCTCGGGTCTAGACTTGCGCTTCTTCGGCTGCCCGTTTTCCTCGAGCGTCACTAGGTAATGCCCCGCGTCAATATTCGAAATGCGTACGCCCAATCGTTTATATGCGCGGTACAGCATATCCGGACTAAAATTCTGGTCGCGCGCCAGCTGGGTCAATAGTGATTTTTGGATCCCTTGCGGATGTTCGCGGAGAAGGTCCCTTAGCCAGAGGTCGAGCCGGCTCATGTTCTTGCTACGATTGTCATTGGGATCGGCGTGGAATCTCCGCCTCTCTTGCAGTTCCATACTTTCGCGATTGAGTGTCAGCCAATTGCCGTCGAGAAAGCCATCCCTCACGTATTCCCGGAGGATGAACCACACCGACCCGATCGACCGGTCGATGCCCTGCTTTTGCAATTCATCGACGAAGCGCGTCAGCGTCCAATCTTGCCCCTCTTGCCAGAGCTTAATGACCTTCTCCCTTTCCCCCGGCTGCCAGCGCTTCATTTCTTGGTCCTCAACGCAATGGCTTTCGCTTTATCCCATTCCTCTTTGGCCACCGCGTAATCTGAGACCGTCTCCCCCGGCCGCGGCGTCTTGGCGAGCTTCATGATCGCCGGCAATTCGTCTTCGTACTTGTCCGGGCTAAGCAGCAGCCGGGCGACGATGCGATCGACTTCCCGCTCCTCGGTAATAACGGCGCCCCCGTCGTCGGTGGGATGCGGCCCGGGTGACGACGGGGGCGCCTGGGTGGGCTTCGGCGGCGGCTGCGGTGTGGCGGCGCGCCCGAGCTCGAGCTCATCGGACCAAGACGATTCACCGTCTTTGATCGCTGTCCAGATGGCCCGAAGTTGGGCGAGCTCTTTGGGCGTGATTTTGTCCAAGTCATGGCCGAGATACTGGCGAAGGTCGCCGGGGGAAACCCCGATCTGAGAAAACGCATCGGTCAGCCGACGGCGCGCATCATCAGGATTGGCCTTATCGTCGGCGGCGATAACCGCGATCACTCTCTCCATGGCCTCGTCGACGATGTCCGCGGGAATCAGCCGGAGCCCGAGCTGACGCACGGCTTTTGAGATCTGCATGCCTTCCTTGTTCGTGATCTCATCCTCCGTCCCTGAGACCAGATAGACCGTGCGGCCCTGACTGTTCTGCCGCTCGCTGTAGATCACCCGGCCCGACGGGTTCATGCGCTCAACGGTCTTGTCCACGACGATGTCCCTCAGCCAATACACCTGTTTAATTTGGTCGGCCACGACACAGCGGAGCGTGCGCTTCCGATCATCGTCGTCGAGAAGCCGGGTCGAGCACTCGACGTATCCCATGCACCTTAGCGCCGCCTCGACGAAGCGGATCGACGGGCCCTCGATCCCTTCACCGACGGGCTTCCGATACCGGGCTTTTTCGGCGAAGCCGCGGCGGCTGCACTCCTTCAAGATCTCCAGCCGGACTGTGTCCATGTCCCGGACTAGGTCCCGGCGCGTAGCTAGCCCATTCCCCGACGACAAGGTCAGGGCCGTCTCGTCGCGATCCATGGTGATCCCCTATCGCAAGAGCCACGCGGTCAGGTAGATCAACCCAAGCGCGATCATCCACGCGATCGCTCCTAGCAGCATCCACCATACGGCCGGCGGCCATCGGCGCTTTGCCGGGGCCGCCCGAACCAGGCGGATGCGCGGGGGTCGGACCCAACCGCTCATGCCGCCATTCTCTGGTTCAACAAAAATTGATTGTCAATAGCGAAGATCGTGTGCCGCAAAAGACGTTAATACTAAAGACGTCTTTCGTAGATCGCGGACACTAAGACTTAAATCCGTTTCCGCCAACGGATACGCAGCCCGTCGACCAAAAGCCCCGACGGGCGCTTTTCACGCCGCTGAGCTCGACGGGCCTTTGACCCGCGCGGCCGGTAACCCCCTTACGGCCGGCGGCTCGCTTCGGCGTCCGTGTGACGATCGTGCGCTTGCTCCTCACCGAGATCCCCTAAGAGTGCCCGCTCTAGATCCAGAACATGCATCAGACCTTCTGTATATCGTTCAAGCTTGGCAACGAATTTTCGTAAAACGGCTGGATTTCGTTTCTCCAGAATTTCAAGGTATTGGATCGCTTGCGTCGTGAGTGGACTGGTTCCCGGATGCGGTAGCGGGATCCCCGTCACCTTGGCGATGGTGATGGCGTGTTTCGAAAATTTGACAGGACTTAATCCTCTGCGGCGGCGCCGGACTTCCGGCATCAGGATCGCGCTGACCGCGGCGGCGGTGATCCCACACTGATCCGCAAGCCACGTCATGGACCGGCGGTGTGCCGCTATCCACTCTCTCACCGATGCCTTCCAAGCCTCGGAAAGGACCGGCTCACCGTCTGTCGCAATTCCCATGATCCTACTATCCGCGGAATGACCGCCCTTTGCGAGCGCTAACCGTCCCACAGACTTGGATTTTTATCAATCAAACTTGACGGCTAAGAGCAAAGCGCGTTGAAAGTTTTACGTGGATCGCCCGGCGCTCGCCCTTCGCATCCGGTTCTACCTGCGTCGGTCCGGCGTCAGCCGCCGCGAGCTCGCCTCGCTCTAGGTATCACCGAACAGTGCGTCTGGTCATGGATCCACGCCAAAGCGATCCCGTCGGTGCCGACCTTGGCCCGCTTTTGCACGGTCTGCGGTACCGACCTAGCGACGTTCTTCGGTCCGGTCCCTAGGACCTATCGCATTCGTCGGCGCCCCGTCGAGCCTGAGAAAACGGCCACCGGATGAACCGCCCATGCATCTATTGCGGGCGCATCCGACGCTATTCGGGCGCGCCGCCGCGCTGCATTTCCTGCTACCGCGCTTCGCGCGCCGCGGTGGCAAGGGTGCTCGCCGTCATCCGGCGCAATCACCTTCTCGCCGGGCAACTGCCGTTGCCGACGGAGATCCGATGATCTGGGATCTCCGTCTCGGCTCTTGCGTCGAACGCGTCTTCGGCCTCGAATCGCTGCCCGATGCCAGTGTCGACCACGTGATCACCGACCCGCCTTACTCGGCCCATCTCTATACGAGGACACGGACGAATAAAGGGCGCTTTGGAGATCGCAGCAAGTCGGCTTTCGATCTGGCGTCACTGCGTATTGGCGCTATCGATGATCTGCTAGACCCGGTCGCCGCCGAGATCATGCGTCTCACCAGGCGCTGGGCGATCGTGTTTAGCGACGTCGAGATCGCGCCGCGCTGGCGCGCCGCATTCGGCGACTGGTACGTCCGCACCGGCGCATGGATCAAGACGAACCCGATGCCCCAAGTGTCGGGCGACCGGCCCGCGCAAGGTTTCGAGGCCTGCACCATTGCCCACCGGCCCGGCCGCAAACGTTGGAACGGCGGCGGACGCGCTGCCGTGTGGATCGACGGCAATTGCCAAGGGCCCGACCGGCCCGATCATCCCTGCCCGAAGCCGCTCGGTCTCATGCGTGCCCTGGTCGCCGACTTCACCGACCGCGGCGAGCTCATTTGCGACCCGTTCGCCGGCTCCGGTACCACCCTCGTCGCCGCGGTTCAGGCCGGCCGTCGGGCGATAGGTTGGGAACTGGATTCCCACTATTGCAAGATCGCTCGCCAGCGGCTCGAAGATACCCGCGAGCAACTCGAGCTCGAGGTCAAACCGGCGCGCGCCCAGCAACTGCGCCTTGCCCTCGGCGGTGAGAAAGGGTGAGCGATGGCCGTCGCTCGGTCGCATCGCTTCTCCGCCGAGCGCCCGTGCCCGATCTGCGGCGGCTACGACCGGGCCCCGCGCGGTAAAGGCATCCGCTGTTACGGCTTCCTGGGCACCGACGGCAAGTACGCTCACTGCACGCGCGAGGAATTCGCCGGCGACCTTCGGGCCGAGCCCGGCGATACCTACGCGCACCGGCTTGAGGGCGAGTGCCGATGCGGTTCCGAGCACGGGAACCACGGGAACCAGTCGACAGATCCCGTCGCTGAGACCGGTTCCCGCCGGGTCATCGCAGAGACGTTCTACGACTACGACGGCGGCTTGCGCGTCGTGCGGAAGGACTTCTCCGACGGCACGAAGACGTTTACCCAGTGGCACCGGAACGGCGCCGGTTTCTTGAGTGGCCGCGGCGACGCCCCGCTCACCCTGTATCGCGCCCCCGAGCTCGCCGGCGCCCCGCCGGAGGCCTTTGTCTTTCTCGTCGAAGGTGAGAAATGCGTCGATGCCTTGCGGCTCCAGGGTCTCACCGCGGTGACCACGCCGGGCGGCGCCAGCAACTTCGGCGGTACCGCCAAGCGCGCCGCCGAGCTCCTTAAAGGACGGCACGTGGTGATCTTGCCCGACCACGACCCGCCCGGCGCCAAGTACGCAAGCGCAGCGCGCGCCACTCTCGAGCCTATTAGCAAAAGCCTGCGCGTCGTCGAGCTCCCCGGGCTCGAAGACGGCGACGATGTCATCGATTGGTTGCGCCGCGGCGGGGAGCCCGAGGAGCTCGTCCGCATCGCCCTCGACGCCCCGAACCTTGCACCGGAAACCGAGATCCTTTTCGTCGCCGACCAGATCCGGCGCATCTGGCCCGTACCGCTTCCCGTACCAGTCCGTACCGGGCTCGCCACCCTCGATCGGCTGACCGGCGGCTTGCGCGCGGAAAGCGTGACAGTCCTGAACGGCCCGCCCGGCAAGGGCAAGAGCGGGCTCGCTCTGCAGATCGGCCGGTATATCGCCCGCTCCGACGATGTTCTGTATATCTCGTCCGAGCTATCCGGCCGCCAAGCCATGGCTCGCCTCGTCGCCCAAGAACGACGCGAATCCTGGATCGACGTTTACGAAACCGGCCCATCGGAAACCGAGACGCTCGCCGCCGCGCTCGAGGGCTTGCGGATCCACGTGCGCGAACTGCGCCGCGGCGATGTCTTCCTCGAGCTCCTCGCGCGCATCTGCGAGGCGCTAGGACACGCGCCGCTCCTCGTCCTCGACTACCTGCAACACGCGGCGCGTCGGTTAAACCCGACGGAGCCGCGCTTCGCAACGGCCCTGCTAAGCGATAGCATTTCGCTGTGGACCAAAGAGACCAAAGCCCCGGCGCTCATCGTCTCCGGCGTCGCCCGGGTGAATTACCACCAAGACGCCGACCGGCACGGTGTCGATCTCCAGGGTAGCGGCAAAGACTCCGGCGAGATCGATTATGACGCCGCGGTGGATATGCTCCTTCTTAGCGACGGGGAGCGCGCCCGGCTTGAGGTTACCAAGAATCGCTTCGGCTTGCCCGGCACCATCGGACTCCACTTCGATGGCCGCGTCGGCACGTTCACCGAAGACCTGAGCGCCACCCTGTCGGATTTGGACCGGGACATCCTCCGGGCGATCCACAACGGGGCACAAACCGCCAATGAGGTTATGCAACGCGTCAAGATGCGGCGCGCTCAATGCCTAGCGGCCATCAGCAGAATGGTGTATGCGGGCATCATTGAGCGTTGCCCACTTCGTGTGGTCAATAACAGTTTCGCGCTCGGGGGATTGAACGATGAATGACCGGGAGGGTGGTTCCCGAGCTACCGGCAAGTGGTTCCCGACAAAAAATCTCCGTCGGAGACAAAAATGCAGGCCGGGGTACCGGGAACCTGGTTCCCAAAACGGGAACCACCGGGAACCACCAGATCCAATCATTGGCAATCATTCTGGAAAAGTGGTTCCCGTACTTCGGTACCGGGTGGTGGTTTTACTCCCAGTGGTTCCCCCCCCCTTAAGGGGGGAACCACGGGAACCAGTCAACCGAATCGGAGCGGATCGCGGACTGCCGCGGTAGCCGGAGGTAGATCAGATGGGATCGTGCGATTGGACGCCCCGCGAGCTCATCCGCGGAATCAGAAACTCGGGCTACGAGGTTCGGCCCGATCCCGATCACGGCATCCGCATCGAGCCGCGCTACGCGAATCCCGAACCGATGTTCCCCGACTTCAAAGCCGCCGTCGAGGCCTCGACGGTCAAGATTGCCGCCGAGCTCAAACGCGAGATCGGCGAACGCATCCTCGCGATGTACGAAAAGCTCGAGCGCGCCGCCAATGGCGTTAAAGTTCCCTACACTGATCCCGTTCGTAGTGCATCCGATACCGTTGACCAAATCTGCCGCGATTACGAGAACGGCTCTAGAACGCGCCAGGACGCCTTTAACGCGATTGAGCGCCTAGAGGGCGTGTGGATGGTTGAAGCCGTCAAGGCGGGCCGCCTGGCGCGCTCTGGGGGCAAGTCGTGACCGCGATGGTAGCCGCGGTGATCCCCCAGCGGCCGATCGTGGGATTTTTTGTTGCCGGCCGGCCGGCACCTAAAGGCTCGCTCGCCATCGGTCGACGGAAAGATGGCCAGATGTTTTTGCGGCACTCGACGACGGGCAGCGACCAGCGCGCCTGGTCGTCGTCGGTCGCCACCGCTGCGCTTTGCGAAATGCGACGGCAATCCATAGCGCTGATTAGTCAAGGCGCAATCTTTGCGGTCTTGACGTTCTGCCGGCTCCGGCCCCGCGGCCATCTGAACGCCGCTGGCGATCTGAAACCCCGTCGAGCTCGCGACTTGCCAGAGACGCGCCCCGATGCCGATAAACTCTTGCGCGCCGTCGGCGACGCGTTGACCGGCGTCGTCTATCGCGACGATGCGCAACTCACCACCGTCGTGGTGCGCAAACGCTGGGCGAAAACCGAAGGTGTGCTCGTCGAGCTTTACTTCGATCACTCGGATCCCGACGTCGAGGTTGCAACTTGAATAGCCGCTACTACCGTCGCGTCACCGTCGATAAAGTCGCGCCGCTCGTCGCTGCGGGTTGGCAGATCGTCGGCGCTACCGCGTTTTCCCTTTCTGAAACGGGTGTGCTCATGTTTACTGAGGTCAATCACGGGTTGAATGACGAATGGCATTCGCAATGGGTCGATGCTTGGGCGCTCATCGGCTGGATCGCGTCGACGGATTTGCTGCAGCAGCAAATGATGATCGCGCTCGTGCGCCTATCATCGTCGACGCGCGACGCGATTCGTGAATGCGTGGCCGCCCTCGATAACTTCAAGGTGCAGATCGATTGGCTGATCAAGACGGGGAGAAAACCACGATGAGCGACTACGAGAAGCACGGGATCTATGCCGCGCCGTGGACCGAGCATGGCGCCGAGTATTTGCCGGTCTCGGTTCGCTCGGGACGCATGGTCGCCCAGTCGACCGCCGAGCTCGACTACGCGCAGTCGATCCATGCCGTCGCCACCGACGAGCACGCCGGCGGTGGCCTGTGGGATCACGACGAGGATACGACGACGCGACAAAAGGAGTTGACGCGCATGCAAGCCGACGGTCGCAAGATCTCGAGCGCCTGGCCGCATAAAGCCCTCGGCCGCTACGACGACGAACGCATGATCCATTTCGTCGGCAACGGGGCGAGGCTCACCGCGCATCAATACGAGATCTACAAACTGTTTTGGGAGGGACGCATGAGCTACGGCACGATCGCCCGTCGCATCGGCTGCGCTAGAGATCGGGTCAGAGAAGCCGTCAAGCTCCTGCGCCGCAAGAGCCAAGATCGGATCCCCACGATCCCATATTAGCAGAGCCGCGATTGGCGTCAATCATTAAAATGATTGGCCAATGATTGGCGTTAATCACTTTGTGCTTTAGCTTTGATTGGGACTGCCGTATAGTATGGACATGAAGACGACGACGAAGATGAGCCGGGCTGAACTGATTGTGGCGCTGAACGCGCAGGCGGATTTCATTCACGAGCAGGATGGCCGGATTGCCAACCTGAAAGAGACGGTTGAGACGCTCAATCGAATGCTGGTCGAGCGCGCTGAGCTCGCCGGTAAGGCCGAGGGTTTCGCGGCCGCGGTCATCGAGCTCCTCGGCGGCGAGAAGGGTCTCTATCGCGCCCTGGCGCGCGCGCTGCATCCGGATCGCGGCGGCGACACCAGTCAAATGCAGGCGCTCAACGAAGCGTGGTCCAAAGTCAGCTAGCCGCCCACTTCGCCCACCTTGGCCGGTCCTCGGCCGCTTGCCCCCCATGGGGTCGCCTAACAGAGTAAATGGCCCTCGATGTCACCACGATGAATGGATGGCCGCGCATGTCGGCGGCTATCGACGCATGTAATACCGCCAACGCTGATGTAACCACAGCTCAGACAGCGGCCGATGCGGCCAATAAGAGCGCAGATGCGGCCAATCAGACCTTGGCCGACGCCAAAGCGCGCCAAGCGACCGCCGACGCCGAGATGACCGCCGCCATGCGCGCCCTCGACGACGAGCTCGCCAACGCCGTAGCCGCCGAAGCGCCGGCCGAAGTGGCCGACGACATCCGCGCCATCGAGCAAAGCATGACTTTCACGAAAAAGACGGCTTAGCCGATTTATCGGTATCGTGCCAACTACATCGCGGCCGAGATTCAAGGCCGGATGTAGGCAAAAGCCGAGCGGCAATCGGCATGCCAGTCATTTTTCTATGTAGTTACGCGCACTTGAATGAGATCAAGGGACATACCAACCACCCTTGGTGCAACATCTTTTCCAGATGTAGGTGCAACATCGGTCAGGTCGGGAATTATTTGTCATGCCAACTACATGTCGGCTAGACAACGTCTAGGGGTAGGCCCGGTTTTCTGACTTACTTCCGGGCCTTCGGGCCCGGGCG